GCAGATGTGCAGGCTTGATCCCACCAGTCAGGACGCGCCTGCTGGCCAGACTTGTAATGCTTACATTCGATGGTGAATGGAAACGTACCGGTCACTGGGCGCAGATCGCCTAGTCCAGCCTCACGCACTTGATCCAGTATACGTTCAAACTTAGTGCCTAAACTATCAAACAAATCTGCGGCTATTTTTAATTCGAACCTAGAGCCTTTCGCTCTTGAATTAACCATATGTATCTCCCAGCTGGTCAGCAAAACCTAATATTTAATACATAGTGTTGCAATACCGCTGATAACTTTTTTCGTTTTTTGGCTATATTTTACTTGAACATTATGTATTTTGGACTTATATTAAAAATGTAACAGGGAGAAACTTATGACTAATTACATCTCATACTACCGTGTATCAACTCAGCGCCAAGGTCAATCCGGCCTTGGCTTAGAAGCACAGCGTGTAGCTGTCGCGCCGTTCGCTGACAACATCATCGCTGAATATGTTGAGGTAGAGTCCGGCAAAAAGAATGACCGGCCACAGTTAGCTGAGGCATTAGCCCACGCCAAGCGCGAAGGCGCTACACTGTTGATCGCCAAGCTGGATCGTCTGGCGCGTAACGTGGCATTCATTGCTAACTTACTTGAAGCTAACGTGCCAATCACTTGCGCTGACATGCCAGAAGCCGACCGCACTATGTTGCAGATGATGTCAGTGTTTGCTGAGTTCGAGGGCAGACGCATCAGTGAGCGCACTAAGTCCGCTCTAGCTGTCGCCAAGGCGCGTGGTGTGAAGCTGGGCAGTCCTAACCCACACGCAGGCGGTAAAGCCGCTGGTGAAGCGCGTAGGGGCAAGACAGCCGCCGTTGCTGGCGAAGCTATGCCCATCATTAAAACATTACGTCAGTCAGGCGTGTCGTTTGCGAAGATCGCAACCACACTGAATGATGCAAGAATACCGTCAGCAATGGGCGGTGTGTGGCACAGCACATCTGTGCGTAACCTTTGCAGTAGGGAGATGGCATAATGTATGCTCAAACAACTATCTGGCAGATCGAAGAACCGCGTATGTTCTTTGCAACTAAGAATGAGGCTTACCGCTGGTGGCGAGCCAACTCAGGCAAGCCGTGGCGCGAAGCTACCTTGCTACGTCATGTGTTTTTTAACCGCAGGGAGATTGTACAATGGCTAAACTCTTAATGAATGTAATACTTGGTGGCTTTGCAGTACTTTATTGCCTGAGCTGGACTAACATCTTACACCCCACATATAATTTCTGGGGTGCAATCGCTTACTTTGGGGGAATGTAATGGAGATCATCATACGCCAACAGGCGAAAGAGCAGGGTCTTGCCAGATACTTTACTGGCAAGCCTTGCAAGCACGGTCATATTTCTGAAAAGACTGTTAGTGGCAGTAACTGTGTTGAGTGTTACAATTCTGCATATTGGGGGACAAGGGAAAGATCTAAAAAAATAACTGTGCCGGAACATTTAGCTCAATATTTGATAACAAAAAAACAAGCAAAGCTAACCGGGCAAACAACTTATTTCACAGGACAACCTTGTAAGAATGGACACATTGCAAGCAGATGGACCAGCAGTTCTTGTTGCGTTATCTGCGAAAGAAATAACTCACCATTCAATCAGTGCTGTAACAAATATGCACCATTCCGCTCAACAATAGAATATAAAAAAGAAAAGGATAAAAAATATGCAAAAGACAATGCTGAAAAAATTCGCGAAAGAGTGAGGTTATATCAACAAAACAACAAAGAAAAATATCTTGCATATCAGGCCGCTTATCAATCAATTCGGCGCGTTCTCAAAAGAAAAGCACAGCCAGAATGGGTTGATATAAGTAATCTGAAAATATTATACAAAGATATGCAAAATCGAAACAAACAAGCTGGTCGCGTAGCTTACCACGTTGATCACATTGTGCCATTGCAGGGCGAGAATGTATGTGGCTTGCACGTTCCTTGGAACTTGCAGATAATTACTGCCGAAGAAAACCTAACCAAATCCAACAAATGGGAGGCTGTATAATGTACGATTTATTTGAGCATCTAAATAACTTTCGCGTCACGTTTGAGTGTAATGAGAGTGATCTTGTTAAACTTATGCGTAGCGGTCTAATCAAAAATGCTAATGTTGAAGCAATCAATCAGCATAACAATGTTGCGGCGATAGAAGATCAGCGAGAATTGCCAAGGGCAAAGCGCTGGGAAATATACCGTGCCATCACCGATTACTTTGATGATCGTGAGTTTACGCCTGACGATTTATCGGTACATCTTGAAACGCGGTATATTAATTCAACGCCATCCAATGTGTCGTCATTCCTTCACAGCATTAGCGCAATGAAATTGATTAATGTTGTGAGTAAAATTGGCAAGAAAAATGTCTACCGCCTCAAAGAAAAGGTAGGTCATAGACGGTTCAATGACATCCAGAAAGAAGTAAGGAGCGGAAACAATGACTGATAAGATTGGAAAGATCACACCTGACGACATGCTGTCGGCTAGTCGTGTGCCTGTGTTGCTGGGGCTATCGCCTTACGCTACGCAGAATGAGTTGCTATCTGAAATGATCCAGCGTGATCACGATAAGTTCGAGAGTACGTTCAGTGGCAATGAGATCACTGAATGGGGTGACCGGTTAGAGAATGTTATTCTCAATGAGGCCGCCAAACGTCTGGGCTTACGCAATCATGAAACCCATATAACCAAGCCGGAGTTCCATCCTGATCTGCCGCTTGCCGCCAGCCTCGATGGGCTGGGCGTGGCAAACGGCACGATCAAAACGAACGCCGCTAATGGTATATACTGCATGACTAGCGATGAGATAGACATCAGCACCATAGGCGTTCTGGAAGCTAAGACCACCAGCGCTATGCCGGAAGAGCAACCAGCCGCACACCGTGGCTTGTGGCAACTACAGGCGCAGATGATGTGTGGCGGTTATAAATGGGGCGCAATCTGCGTCCTGTATCGTGGCATACAGATGCGTGTGTTTGTCTATGAGGCTGATCCGGTTATGCAGAAACGCATTGCTGATGCGGTGATTGACTTTGAAGAACGCCGCAAAACAGGTGAGGTGTATCCTGTCCTGTCGTCCGGGGATGGCAACCACGCCTATCCAGAGGCAGAGCCTGACGCTGAACCGCTTGATCTAAATGGTGAGCCGGATGTGTTGACAGCGTTTGAGGATTTGATGGCGGCTAAGGACGCAAAGAAACAAGCTGAGGCTGACATAGATCAGGCTGAGGCTACTATTAAAGAGTATATGGGCAACCACGATCAGGCGCGTGTCAACATTGGTCTGTCGCAATACCAAATCAAATGGCCTATGCGCCGAACCAAAGCGCAACCTGAGAAGGTTACACCGGCCAAGCCGGAAGCTACTATCCGGCAGAAAACATTAACAGTTAAAGAGCTGTAAGATTACTTGGTGTCGGTGGTTTGCTTCTTATCATAGGAACGCATTCCAGCGATGCCAAGCATTCCAAACAATAGCGGCATCATCACTGACATATCTGCTTGCGGTATGGTGATGCCGAAGCCTGCCGCGATAGGCGCGATCATATAGTTTATGCCTAACGACAATCCACATATCCAGCCAATCAATGGCCGCCAGCTCGACTGAAACCAGTTGCCCTTCGCATCTTGTTTAGCAATCTCTAGCTGTGCCAGTATCTGTTCTTGCGTATGACGCTGTGACATTGTGGCGAGATCGTGGGCGAGCTGTGCCTTCTGATCCTTGTCTTCAATGAACTTATCCAATAGCCCGGTGATAGGGCCGACTAATAAATCAATCATTTTTTTGCCTCATTTCCCATCCAAATACCAAACGCACCGGTCATAGCACCCATCACAACGCTGACAAAGGCTGACTGTGATGCTGTCGGGCTGTCCAAGCTCATAAACCACTCGGCACAACGCCAGCTCATCAGCGTCATTATCGCCATCATCAGGCGGGGCAGTATCTTCCATTCTAGTATGTCCTTGGCTGACATCAGTAACTCCATATGTTCGGACGCGGCCCACCGGCAAACGTGTCCAGATGCAAGAACCTACCAGCACCAGACTGCTTCACGCCTATGCCGGTGAAGCCGTGCTTGAATGCCAGCGCCATAATCCGATACGATTGCTGCCCATCACACGCCACGTCAACCGCAACGCCTCTGGCGTGTGTGCCGGGGCGTGCCTTGCTAGCCTCAACAGGATGCGTGGCATCACGATAGCCTGACGTAATCGTCATGCCCTCACCCAGCTCAGTACGCAATGCCTGTAGCTTATCCATAAAGCCACTATCCATTGCACACTTGCCGGTGTGGCTACACTTGAGTTCAGCCTCACTAAAATTAGGATACTTTGACCAGTCCATTATATTCTGCCTCTGATGATTTCAATCGCTTTGTTAAAACTGTCTTCTTCGATATTACGGTTTTCAAAATACCTTTGCGTGAACCGCTTTGAGTATTGTTGCACCTGTTCCGTTGCATAAAAAACAACCCGGCGGTCATTGATTGAACAACAAGCAAGCATATCATAATCGTCAACCGTTGGCAGTATCTTCTTGTTTGTGCCTGATGCCAGTTGAAACTGATAGCCATATGTGCTTTTGCTCTTCGGCTTCAGCGTGGCTGACTTGACCTGCACCCGAAGGAACTCACGTTCAGACCAACAAACTAAATCCACCTTATCTTGCGCCGCCAGCGATACGCGCCAGCCCATCTGTAATAGCGATGCGGCGGTTATGTATTCACCGATTAGCCCAACGGTAGTTTCTGTTAGCATTTATTTTCTCAAGTAATACGCAACAGCACCAGCAATGCCAACCATTGCAAATACTGCCATTGCACCTACGAACATTTCTAATATAAATTGCTTGCGCCTTCTGGCCTTCTTCTCAGCCTCACGCCTTTGCGTCCGACACTTGGCTTGAAAAGCCTGCCAGTCAGACCACAGCCTAGGCCGACCGATATAAATCATTATCTTCTTCAGCTCATACTCAGCTTCCTTTACCTGCTCTAAAGCAAGGAATGCTTCTAAGTCTGAGCCGCCAACAGATGATTTGTTCTTGCCTGCTACTTTCTTTTCTAGCCCTTCTTTCGCACCAACAAACTTAGCAATAGCTCCGCCTGCTCTAGCCAAGTCACCAGAGTTTTGCACTGCTTGCTTGATAACAGCGAATGCGGCATTGGCGGCGCTTAATTCTGCTAACATCAGTATACCTTCGTTTTACTA